CTCTTTGTCAAAGTGTTTTTGATGATGGAAGAAGACCGGCTTCGTCCGGAGGTTATTCCTAATACCCGCTGCTCTGCAGTAGGGTCGTTAGAAAAGGCGTTGAAAAACGCACGTGCTGTACTCTGTCTAGAATTCCGTGGAATTCCGGAGTACGTTTACTTACCTGATGGTAAGCGCACGTGTGTTTCCCTACGCACCTCGTGGGATCGTTGGATCAAGTTGTGCCTGGGACGGTACAGCAGGCACTCTAGGTTTGGGAGTAGGCTTCGGCTGGCTCTTAAATCGACTAAGCGCATCTTTGATGCGCCTTGTAAGGAGTGTGACAGAGGTTCAGCGAGCCATGCAAAGATGGACTGGAGGAAACATGTCGGTACCGATGTGCCAACTTCATCTTTACCAAGCGGTAGTGATCTCAATGAACTGCGGAAGGCAGTGAGAGAAAATCTATCCGGTTGGGGCAGGCGGTTGGAGGTAGCGAGGTTGGCTGAGGAGAGGGAGCCATTTCTTGGTGAGTATATTCCTGACCAGCAGGGTTGTTATGAAGTTACCCGTAGGGACGGTGGTACTTTGGCGTGTGGTCCGGCCAGCTACTCCGGTGACTGGTCTGCCGTACGCCTCGGTGTTGCAAAAACGAAAGGTAAGTTCCGGGCTGTAACTATGCAGTCTGCAGAGGTCAAGCGCGTGTTGACTCCTGTTCACAATGCCCTGTATAACCACATCACCTCCTTCGGGTGGTGTGTCCGTGGGGATGTTACTAAGGGGGATTTCGAGAAGATCGTTGGAGATCGTAGGGAAGGTGAGCTCTATATCAGTGGTGACTATTCCGCCGCTACTGATAACATCTACCTACCTGCTGTCTCTGTCATAGTGGACGAGATCTCGAAATGCCCGGAGCTGTCGGTGAAAGAAAGGAGTGTTTTGCTCGGAAGTTTCGATAACCTCCGTTACAAGAATGGCACGCACTTTGGATCGGATCTTTATCCGATAAAGAGAGGTTCAATGATGGGAAACCTTATCAGTTTTCCACTGTTGTGCCTGCTAAATAAGTCGTGCTTTGACATCTCCTGTGATGTCCGTAATGAGGGTGATCGGAGCCGCAAGGGCAGGTTCAACGGGGATGATTGTATCTTTTGTGGTGATTTGGACTTCTACCGGGTTTGGAAGTCGGTTACCTCGAGATACGGATTCCTCGTTAATGAAGAGAAGACGGATCGTAGCTCGCGTTGGCTTGACTTGAATAGTCAAACTTACGACGCCCGAGGCCACCGCATGGTGGCCAAAGCGACCCTGGGATTTCTTCGTCCTGCTCGAGCGGAACCGAGAGAGATGCTTGCTGAAGTGGTCCGCGGTCTCGTTGGGTTTTCCCAGCGCAATATCCTCGCGGTTATTGTCATGCTTCGGCATGAGATCTCCCTTCAGGGAGTCTTAAGCAGTCTCGGTTGCTTGAGTCGCTGGCTACGGATGCAACTTATCCGGAAGCGATGGTTTCGGGACTCCGCCATGCTGGGCGGGGCCCCAACCCTAGAGAAAGGCTGTCGGAGGTCTGTTGAAGTGGTTGTCGACAGACCTCCAAGAAGTAGATTCTACGGTATTATTACCGCTGAGAGCGCCAGGCTACAGCGGGAGAATACAAATGAGTGGATCGGAAAGAGGGTCCGCCCTCTGGAAGTAAAACTCGATCGTGAAGCCTATTTTAAGGCGCGTAGATCAACTACTTCTTTCTCTCTCCGCCGCAGATTTGAGTGGGCAGGTTGGAAGTGGTCTTTTGTTTGGCCACGGTCCTTGTTTGAGTGTATCAAGGATTTTCCCATCTTCCATGATGGGCTTTCAACCTGGTGTGACGAACACCCTTTCCTCGTTGTGCGTCCCCGCATACTCGAGGTCAAGTCACCACATCTGCGCCACTACCCCCCTCCGGTTGCGCTACTACTTGGTGTAGACAACCTTCCTCGCCGGATCTAACCTGTAGACGGCGGCTTTCTGTAACAGGGAGGTTACTCTCTCCTATCGATGATAGGACTCAGGCGTTTGAGTGCCGGATCTCGTGACTTCGGTCAGTGGGTGAGGCCCCCCTTGTCAAAAGGGGGTCGTGTACGCTGCATCGCGGGGCCCAGTCATGGTGGTTGCACCATGGCGTAGGCCTGGTTGCTGGGTTCAATTCCCAGGTCCGGTCCCAGATCCCCCCTTTCGGAGGGGTGGCAGACACGCAGCGGAGGACACGGTGCTCGGTAAAAGGGTGATGTTTCCATAGCACCCTTCGTCCTGTCTCCTTAGTTAGGAGTTTGTGATCGCTATGAGAAACCTGTCTCTAAGCGTTTACCACCTTGTGTGGGAGTTGGACCTTCCAGTCCGACGGAGTGCCG